CCCCTATCGGCAGGCCGTCCACACCCGTTAAATTGCCTACGTGTACATCGCAAATGGTAGGGCTGACACGGCGGGCAAAATACTCATAAGCCCCGACAGGGCCTGCAACACTAAAACTTTCTGGCGCAAGCAGGATGCGCTGGCGGTATGCCTCATCAGACTCTTCCGCCGCACCTCCTGTCGGTACAGTAGTGTTGACGGCCGTAACGCCGTTAATCGGATTGACAAGCGTATTAATCTGACCGGCGGCAAAACCATTACCGGACACGCCAGTTTGGAGGCAGGAAGCCTCCAAATCCAACGTACGACTTGATGGCAAGAGCGTGCCAGATGTAATCGTCTGAAACACGGTCTCTCCGGCGGCTATTTGAGTGCCTTGTGCAATCAAAACAGGTTCTGCTTTGGTGGCAGTCAACGTAAAACGAATGGTACATCTAGCGGCAGTGGCTTCAAGGCGCGGTGTATTGACGTCATCGCCGCATAAATCCAGCATCAGCCCTGTTGCAAAGCGCGGATGCTGCTGGCGATAGGCCTCGTTGATCGCTTTACGTGCCAATGTCTCGCGGTAGGCATAGGTATTGATCAGCAGCCGTTCGATATGGGCGGGCTGCAGGGTTTTGCCGCTGCGGGCTTCATAATCAGCGATGGTTTGCGCCAAGACTTCAGACAGATCGTCTGATACCACTTTGACGTCCTCACGTTTTAGCTTGTTCAAATCCATGCCGACTGCTCCAATCTGATGTCTGTGGTATAAATCTCACCCACCACCGCATCTACGACGCGCCAGTAAACCGTCATCGTCAGATGCGGTGCAGCCCCGCCGAAAATAATGTTTTCAACGACCACCCGCTTCTCCCACGTCTGTATTGCCAACATGGTCGAGCGCACGATATTGGGGATAAACACGTCTTCGGGCGTGTCCAGCCATTTGTAATGGTCGGAGCCGAAATCAGGACGGGTAACGTCTGCTCCTTTGCGGGTGGACAGGATATTGCGGATACATTGGTCGATGTCGTCCGCACCCTGAACCACGCCCGAGCCTTCGGGCGCGAGCTGCCAGTGTTTCGAGATAGGCGCGGCGTAAAACATCAAAAAATCCCTGTATCGCTTATAGATACAGGGATTGTAGAGAAGGCAGTCTGAAACGCCTTTTAATGCGGTTTAATGATTTTTAGGCTTACCGGTTTGCCCGCCGGAATCGCCGTCATGGATGTGCTTGCCGATATTGATGCCGTTGACGATGAGGTCGCCGGTGATGTTGACTGTACCTTTGATATTTGCCGCCTCGCCGCCGCCGTCATTGCTGGCCGTCAAACCTGCGGTATAAGTCAACAGCCCTTTTACCGTCGCATTACCCGTGATTTCTGTCTCCGGTGATTGGATGTCTACTTTTTGCGCCGCTTTGATTCGGACTTTACCCGACGTCTCAACGACTACTTCGCCGCTACTGCGGTCATGCGAAATGACCGTGCCATTGGTAAACCGTTTGACCCATTTGTTTTGGTCGGATACCGGCGGTTTGTCTGAGGCATTGTAAATCGCGCCGATAACGCAGCCGGTCTCACCCCGCGCATCCAGCAGGCAGACAACCAGTTCGCCCACATCGGGGAGGCTGTAAAAACGGTTGCCGCCCGCCGCCGGCGTCGCCATAGGCAGCCAGTCGGTTACCATGTCGTCGAGCACGGGAATTTTTACCCGCAAACTGTGCGCCGCCGCATCAATCGCCGATACAATGCCAAATTGCATCGTTGCTGTAAAATCATGGGTTTGCATTGGTTTTATCCTCGTCCGCGACATACTCCGTCATTTTGATCTCCAATTCGGTCGTCCATCCGCCGTGGCGCGTGAAATCATGTCTTGATTGCTTGACCAGATATTTACCCGAAAACTTGCCAAATCCTTTAAGCCGTACCATTTGACCTGCCACCAACAGCGCATTGCCAACCAGTGTAACGGTACCCGCACATTGGTCGTCCTGCGCATCTGCCAATTTAGCATCTGCCCTGGCATTTAATTGCGCTGCGCTCTCACCCTTATTCGGTACGATACGCAATGTATCGCCCGTGCTGCCGTGTTTGGCTTTGCCGCGTCTTGATTTGCTGCTGCGGCTCGCCGACACGGTCTGTTTGGATTTCGGGTCGTAGCCCTTGACATCTACTTTAGACGGCACACCCTTAATCAAATCGCGCAGGCGGATACGGATGATGTCCTCGGGCAACAATACGGCAACGGCAGGACGCTGTTTTAGCTTGGCATTATCGGCAAATACCAGTTTGTTGCCGACAATTTTAAAGCTGTGGCCGTACTCCTGCGCCAAACGTGCCAAAAACTCAATATCACGCTCTTGGTACTGCGTAACACGTTTGATGGGGATGTTTTTGACCGTACCCGTTACCTCCAGTTTCAGACGGCCTGCCACCTGACGGACAATGGCGGCCAGAGTCGTGTTTTCATACGCCTTACCGCGCAAAGTGCGGCTAGACTTGGTAATCCCGGTCGATAGGGCCTTCAGGCTGACAGTTGACGGCGGATGGTTGTACTCAATCTCGGCAATCTCAAATTTGCCAAAAGACAACAGCCCGGTAAATTGGTCGCCTAGGCTCAAAGACAAAGCATCGCCCTGTTCAGGATACCAATTCCGCAGCCAGCGTCCGTCCGCATCCTCAAACTCAACCTGCAATTCGTCCGACTGCCCGTCAAGGTAATCGGTATAACTGAACGAAATCAGATAAGGCGCGACATCTGCCGTTATATCCTTGTCTTCGTATGACAGGACAAAATCGGGCATGGTAACCGGATGAGTGCTGCCGCCGCCGTCAAGGCCTTTTGATTTTAAAAACGCACCTAACGCATCCACCACGGTAGCTCCTCTTGGTTGTTTTTCGGTTTGGTTTCAAGGACGGGAACAAAGACCGTGATACCGCCCGGAAACTCTTCCGCTAATGGCAAATGCGGATTGGCTGCAATCAGGCCATCAATCAAAAGCGCATTGCCGTAATGCTTGTGCGCAATCAAATCCCATCGGTCGCCGTCTTGGGTGGTGTAGCGTATTACCGCACTCATCATTTATCCTTTCTTACCGCCAGCCAGCCGGTCAAAGCCTGGGCAGCGGCAGAGCCGTTTGTCATCGCATCAGATGCCTCGGTAACACCGTCCCCGACTGCAGTTAGCCAGCCGCCGACAGAGCCACTCTCATACCCGGCACGCAATGCTCCGACGGCACCACCTAGCCTGTTGGCCGCTTGCCCAGCCTGCAATGCAAATTCAGCCGCGCCTTTCAGGTCGCCGAAAATTGCCGTTACTTCGGGCAAAGCATTGAGCTGTCCTAACGTACTGCCTCCGATATTGAGTGCATCCCCCAACAGGTTTAATGCCCCTGACGGGTCGTTTTTCAGATTTTTGGCAGCCTGTATCAGATTCTGCATATCGCTGATGCCCGCTTCGGCTGCTCGGTAAATTTTCACCCCTTTTTCCACCGCCGAAATCAATTTGCCCGCTTTTGCCTGCACACTCTCCGGCAATAAGGACAGGAGCGGATTTTGACCGCCCGACTTAACGGCAGGAGTCGGGAGCGGGTTATTCGGGTCGCCGACAAACTGGGTCAGTTCCACATCCAATTCCCGAGCCGCCGTCCGGCCTAGCGCGTCCTGAATCAACGTGCGCTCCGTCAACCTTTCCAGTACAAACCATCCGACAAAACGACCGCTGCCGTAAACCAAAGACACTGCCTGCTGTGCCTCTAAAGCTGACAGCAGCCCCTTATAGGCTGTGTCAGGATTGCCCAGTCGCCAGTGCAGCTTGAGCGAAAAACGCAGCGTCGTCAGTTCGTTTTGCAAGGCCTGCAGGCGCGGTCGGCCTTTTAAGACCTCATGTTTGGCGAAGTTCGCCGCATGTTCCATCTCCAGCGAAGTAAAGCTGTTTAAAAGCTCAAAGCGCACATCACCTAACATCGCATACATCAATAAGCCCTCCGTGCTTTGTCTTCCATCATACGGCGGAACATTGCTTCAAATTCACGCAAACCGATTTGCAGTGCAGCCTCAATCTGCTGAGGATTACCGCTCGGCGCATTGATGGTCGGGTTGTAATTGATGGTCATCCCACCTGTTGACAGGGAGCTGCGAGCATCCGCGAATGCAGCACGACCTGATGACACCCGCGCCGCCATTTGTCCCATATGCTCTGCAAAACTGCTTTTCAGACGACCAGCCATATTGGCCACCGAAGCAACAGGACTCGCCGCGCCCTTGTCTAAGCCGATTTGCAGCCCCTCCATCATCCATCCACCAAAACGGCGGAAAACACGGCTGGGCGAATGAATGCCCATTACACCGGCAAATGTTTGTTTGAGCGATGCTGCCTTTTCCGCAAACCACGCCTTGACCGCTTCGAATTTGGATTTAAGGCCGTTCCACAGCCCTTGAATGATATTTGTGCCAAACTGCGTGAAACTGGACGGCAATTGTACGCCGAACCAAGACATAACAGAGGCAAACGACTGATAAAACAACCCTAATGGCGACCAGTTGATAATCTGCGCTGAGATATTGCCTATGCCGCTATTGAAAAATGTCTTGATGCGTTCCCAACATGTACCGAAAAAAGAGGCTATGGAATTAACTACGCCGCTGATGAAATTACTTAAATCTTGCCACAATGCTTTTGCACCACCGACTACACCATCCCAGTTTTTATAAAGCATATAAGCGGCAACACCAAGAAGTGCTAAAGCAATGCCAATAGGCGACATTAATAAAAACCTACCCAGACTCATCAGACCAGTACCCAACAGTGTTGCCGCTGTTTTTACTACACCGAAAATACGGGCCAACGCACCAATGCCTGATTTAAACCTGATAACAGTGGCAAGCCAGTCAACACCGAGCAAAGCTTTTGCAAGCCGAAACGACACCATAAATCCGGACAACTCATTCCCGACAAAACGGAACATTAGCCCACCGACCTTCAACGCCGCAAACCCTGCCGCAAGATGCACGAGTGCGGATACAACTTCGGGATTTTTTGATGCCCAATCTGCAAAACTGTTTATGATCGGGCGGATGGTCGTCATCAGCT